GGTCGGCACGGGCGTCTCGCCGCCGTCGACGAACCGCGTGATGTCGCGATCGAGCGTGAGGTTGACCGTCCCGGTCGGCCCGTTGCGTTGCTTCTCCAGGATGAACTCCGTGCAGCCGCTCTCCTTGTGCTGCTTGCGGTGCAGGAACCCGACCGCGTCGGCGTCCTGTTCGAGCGCGCCGCTCTCGCGCAGGTCTTCGAGCCGCGGCCGCGGGTCCGAGCGGCCGCTGGCGCCGCGGTTCAATTGCGACAGCAGCAGGATCGCGACGCCCAGTTCGTCGGCCATCAGTTTCAGCCGCCGGCTGATGTCGGTCACTTCGTCGTTTCGCGTCGCGCCGCGGCGGTCGAGTGTGCCGGGCATCAGTTGCACGTAGTCGACGACGACCAGGTCGAGCCCGCCGTCGCCCTTCAGCCGGCGGCACGCGCTGCGGACGTCCCACGCCGTGCGGCCGCTCGCGTCGTCGATGTAGATCGCCGCGCCGTGCATGATCTCCAGCGCCGCGTTGAGCCGCGGATACGCGGCGTCGCGCTCCGCCAGGTGTCCGCCCAGGAGTCGCGAGAGCGGGATCTCGCTCAGGCTCGACAAGATCCGGTATTCGAGCTGCCGGCGTTTCATTTCGAGCGAGAAGAACGCGACGCGCTTGCCGGTGCGCGCGCCGGCGACGGCGCTATTGATCGCGAATGTCGTCTTCCCGATCGACGGCCTGGCCGCCAGCACGATCAGGTCGCCCGCCTGCCAGCCGAGCGTGAGCTGGTTGATCGACTCGAACCCGGTGTCGACGCCGGTCAGCTCGCCGCGATGGTCGACGCGGAACTGCAGATCGTTGAGCAGCTCGCTGCACGACTGACGCAGATCCGCGATCGCGCCGGCCGCGTGCCCGCTTTGCAGTTCGAGCAGCCGGCGGTCGGCGTCCGCCATGATCTGGCGCGAGCTGTGATCGGTATCCAGGACGGCGCTCGACACGTCGCCGGCGAACGCGAGCAGCGCGCGCTTCGCTTCGAGATCCTTCAGCACGTCGAGGTAGTGTTCGAGGTTCGTCGACCGCGGCACGCCGTCGACTAGGCTTGCCAGATACGCGGGCCCGCCGATGTCCTCCATCGCCATCGGCCCGAGTCGTTCCTTCACGACGACGATGTCGACGCCGGCGTTCACGTCGCGCAGCTCCTTCACGCACGCGAGGATCTGTTGGTGCGCTTTGCGGAACAGCGTCGACGTCGTGATCCGATCGAGCACGTAGTCGGCGCTCTTGGTCGAGATCAAGGCGGCGCCGAGCACAGCGCGCTCAATGTCGAGGTTGCGCGGGCCGGCGGCGGGTGCGGGTTCTGGTTCGGCTTTCTTTTTCGCGGCCGTCACAGTGACCGAAGCTCACGCTGCACGAGCGCCGTGTGTTGCTGGTCTGACGTGCAGCGCGGGGAGTGCCGGCAGTCGGACGGCGGCGCCGCGAGCGTGAAGTCGTCGGTTGTCGTCGTCGCGTAGCGGTTCACGCGCGACTCGAACAACCCGAAGGGATGCCGGTTTTCGATGAGGAACCGATCGCCGTCCTGCAGGTATTTCACGATGCGCGCTTCCAGCTCCTTCCGCCCCAGGGTTTTCATCAGCCGCTTGACCGCGGGGATCTCCTTCGACTTCGCGAACAGGTAGGGCGTCCGATAGCGGCCGCGCCACTGCTCGCCGAAGACGTTGAGCACTTCGCCGGCGACCGTGTTCAGTGACGGGCTCCCTTTCAGCTCCGCCTCGATCTGTTCGAGCAGCTCGTAACTTTTCGCCTGCGTCGCCCTCAGCTCGCTCGCCCATTTTTCGAGCCGTTTCAGTTTGGCGTTGTAGGCAGCTTTCAACTTTTCAATTTCAGCGTCTTCGGCCATATATTCTTTTTCTTTGTTCTTTTGATCCAGACAACCCTATTTGGTGAGCCTCATTTGTTTGCGGCGAAGCACTCCGCCTAACGAGTAGGCGTGCGCTCCGCCGCTGGTCGTTGACAACCCCACCCGGAGCCGCCCCACCCGCCGCGGACCACGGAACGGCGCCGAACGCCCGTGGCTCCCTCAGACTCTCGCGACCCTCGACGCGGGTCGGCCTCACACGCTCTAAGGGTTCGCACCCACGCCGCGGGCTCTGTGAACGTAGTCGCCCGCTCGATCGCGCCAGGCGACGCTACGCGGCGTTGCCTCTCCGTCGCTGGCGACGCGGCACGCGGGTTGTAAGGGGAATGGGGAGCCGGTAGACTTTACCGGCGGCCTCTCCCGTGACAGCACCACGGCAGCGGTTTGGCGGCCGGCGAGGGTTCAAGCTCGCCGGCCGTTCGCGTATTTGAAGCGATCCCGCCGGTCGAGATCAACACCCCTATATCTAGTGGCACCGGGTTTGCGCAGCAGATGCCCGTATGCCTGCAGTTCTACTCGACTACGAACACCCCCCGGTCGGCCGGTCAGAGTGGCCCGATATCACCCCCGAGGAGCAGCTAGAACAGGCGGCCGCTGCGTTCCGGCGCTGCCAGGCGGCTCTCGCTCGCCGGGAACGCGATCGCGCCGCCACGGGCCTCCTATCGCCCGCGGCGTGCCTGCGCGACGTCGATCAGGTCTGACGCCTGTCCCTTCGTAATGCCGGGCTTGAACGGGATCTTCAGCCGGCGGAGCATGCCGAGCTGCTTCTCGCTCGCGCCGCCCTGCCGCCAGGGCGCGGCCTTGTCCTTCAGGTTCGCCGCCTGGCGCCGCTCCTGGAGCACGAACGCCTCCGCCAGGCCGGCGGCCGCGTCTGACGTCACGATGCCCGCGGCGAGCGTCCGCTGGCGGCTGGCGGGCCTGGGCGGCGGCGGCTGTCCCTTCACGTAGGGCGCGCCGGTCGGCCGGAACGTGAGGCTGACGCCCCAGTGCCCGACCAGGTCGCGCTCGACCGTCAGCGTCTCGTGCCCTTCCTCGTCGCCGGCCTTCCAGGGATACGTCAGCCGGAATATCTCGGACCCGGCCTTGATCCAGTTGAGCGCGCGGCCGTTGCCGAAGGCGCCGAGCGACGGCACGCTCCACACGTCGAACGTCTCCGCCCTGGCGCGCAGTTCCGCCAGCTCGTCGAGCACGGCCTGCAGCGGCGTGCCGTCCTTGACCGCGATGCCAGGGGGAAGCCCGTAGAGCACGGGCGCCGTCTGTAAGGAATGACGACGGGCGACGTCAACAATGTCGATGACGACGCATTCGGTTTTGCCGGGGTGGATGCGGAGCCCGCGCCCCGTCATTTGCTCGTAGAGCGTCGACGACTTCGTCGGCTTCGCGTGCAGGATGCAGCCGGTGCGCGGTAGGTCGGTCCCTTCCGTCAGGACCATGCAGTTCGTGATGACCTGCAGGTCGCCGCGGGTGAACGCTGCCAGGATGCCGCGGCGCTCCTCCTTCGGCGTCTCGCCGCTGACCGCCGCGGCCTTGACGCCGGCCTCCGCGAACGCGGCCGCTAGGTCGTGCGCGTGCTGCACATCGACGGTGAACGCGATCGTCGAGAGCCCGGCCGCGTGCTCGTGCCAGGCGGCGACGGCCATGCGGTTCCGTTCCGGCGTGTTGACCGTGTTCGCCAGATCCTTCTGGTTGAAGTCGCCGTGTGATGTGCGGACGCTGTCGAGCGACGTGTTCGACTCGACGACCCAGGGCGTGATCGGCACGAGCCAGCCATCATCGATCGCTTGCTTCAGCGCGTAGCTGTAGGCGAGCGTTTGGAAGACGCAGTTCAGGCCGATGCTGTCGGAGCGGTTCGGCGTTGCCGTCACGCCGACGAGCAGCCGATCCTTCGGCGCTTGCGCGTCCCATCCCGCCAGCGCCTGCTCCATGACGGCGACGTCGTCATACATCGGCGCCTCGACATCCTCGTGCGCTTCGTCGGCGTCGGCCGCCGGCAGGAACCCCAGGTGCACGAGCGCGGTGCGGTAGGTCGACGCCGCGGCGTGATGCGCTTCGTCGACGACGACGATCCGGAACGTGTGTTTGCGCAGCAGCCGATGCAGCCGGCGGAACTTCATCGCGGCCAGTGTCTGGATGCTCGCGATGACGACGTCGGAATACGGGCTCGCGTAGCGATCGCCCTGCTCGATCGAGACGACGAGCCCCTTGTTCTGCTTCTGGATCTTGTCGGCGGCCTGGTCGAGCAGCTCCTCGCGATGCGCGATCACGAGCATCTTGCGTTCATTCGCGGGGAACGTCTCCAGCCACTTCGCGATCGCCGGCCACTGGAGCATCGCGGCGAACATGACGGTCTTGCCGGTGCCGGTTGGTTTCTTCACCAGCAGCCGGTTGCAGCCGAGCGCCTCACGGATCGCGAGCTGCGCGTGCGTGACGATCGCGTCGAGCGCGTTGCGTTGATACGGGCGGACTGTCGG